GAGGTCATCACCGTGCACTATGACCCATCCGCTTAACCCTAGAAATAGCAGGATGTGTACGTGTATCATCGCATTTATGATATTGTTGAAAATCGTCGTCGTATTGTGTCCAGATTTGGTGGTGCCGCGTATTTTGAGAAGGAATTTAAACAGTCCTTTAGCTCCGCACTCATACACGCAGGTTACTATCAGCCCCGCTGCTGCAAATGCTGCTGCTGCGGGGCAGCAAGCCATCAGCATCGGTATTGCGCAGAGCTGAAACATGATAACAGTTAAAGACGCATCCCAAGCACGAGCATCACTCTCGTACGCTAGGGTGTAACCAGCATCTATCGCTTCATGCATCCATTCACCAAGGTCATCGTTATTAAACTTCGACCCAAACCATAGCCTAACACCTGATCCCGCCACGGTGTAGCCTTTGAACACTGCTGAGCACGCATCTTGGAATGCGGCAGTCTGCGCAGCAAACAGACGTTGTGTAGCGCGGTTCAAGTAAAACTGAATGCCTCTCGGTTTCTCGAATTTAAAGACAATTTCCCTCTTTATCATAAGCTTGACCCAAGAAGCCTTGATAGCATCGCGAACGATGGAAAAGGTTGTCGCCATTCGTTTCGCCTGTGACCAGCGGTTGTCAAAATCTAAGAGCATGGGGCCGATGCGCTCCTTATACTCCCTGACTATCGCTGGTAAAGCACTCATCATGAACGTTACCCCTCGCACCGGGGTCTCCTGCGTAACCACACGCTTCTTCAGGTGCCTTTTCACCATCGCATGTCGGGCGTTACAAAAGCAACTCCTTGCTACGTAGAACACGAAGATGGTCAGTCCCAGGAGCATTGCACCAAACGTCGGACCACGTGGACAAAAGATGGGCAACGATGGAAATTCGCCGCCCAACACTTCATGCCCACCGGGGTTCGTGACCGGATCATAAAGATCGATCTTCTCCCGCCACTTACGCGTACCACCAGGGTCAACCTCCTCAGCACAGCTGGTTGTGGTCTTATTACTCGCTAACGGATAGAAACCTGCGGTCTCTAATGTCACGTCAGGGAGTGGCTCTGGTATCAATAACGCAGTAGCGGGGTCATAGTTCTCGGCAAAACTCTCGACTCCGTCCTCTACGAGCTTCGGCATGTGCTCTTCATGTATAATGCAAGTCCCAATAACACCCTCAGTGGCTGGGATTCGGTAGTGCCTCCCCGTATGGCTTCCCATCTCGGCCAGTCGCTGTAGCACACGGTAAGCAAATGCTGTCCCAATGGCTAATTGCGAAAACAGGCCGATACATAGTAATAACGCCATTATCGGCCCCTCCAAGCCGACATACCGCATCGCTGCGGCTTGAACGGGTGCTGACGCTAACGTACCAGCCGAGGACGCGCCCATCCCAATAAGCACGGGCCCGACTGTCGTATACGCCTTCACTACCACTTGTTTTGCGACTGCATAAGCAGCTCGCGTAGCAAAATACGTGAAAGAGCTAGCATCAGCCAACATCTCCCCAACGGCACCTCTCGCAACTTCGTCTTTGAAGACGGGCGCGGGCCGATTAACAGGGACAGCAGACATGATCCTACCTTTCGATGCACCTTCCAGGCTGATAGCTAATCGCGTCCGTTCATGGGACACGCGGGCTACCCCCAAAGCGATGTTCACAGCAGTATCGTTGAGCTGGACTAGCGCTATCGGCTTAACGCCGCAATCTTTCATGGCACCTAAGTTCTTCTTCTTCAAATCCGCTATCTTGCCAGACTGCAGGTTCGAGAACTCGCCATTTGAGATCGATCCAATATGGATTAGTCCAATTATTGACATCTCCAGGAGCTTTTCGGCGACTGTACCGTGTAATGCCTGTTGTTTGGCATACTGGTTAGCGCTAGCAACTAGCTCGACCGCAACGGCCCGAGTTAGGCAAGCACCAACGCTCTTCATGTTCTCGTGTAGCGCATGACGCAACACGGACACGGTAGTAACGCTGTCACCTATCAATTGGTGCACTACGCTACAATAGTCGTCCTGGGCCACCCAGCCCATCGGCACGGGTGCCCTCCCTAGAAGACCCAAAGACGGTTGCTCATCTGCTAGAAGCAACCGCCGACCGAAGAACCGGTAACCAGGGTGGAAGCCGCCGAACGGTTCACCAATGAACCCGCTCGAAGACCGGAATGATAATACCCACATAGTATCAGACTGGACTACGTCCACCACACCCTTGTAACCATCATCGAAGTACCTATTAACCGAAGGACGAATAACCACGGGCTCGTGGTTAGGGCAATTAATGTCCACTAGGTACTCCGCTTCCCCGGCCCCCTGCAACTTAAACCACTCTAGCTGGGGATTAATCGAATTACCTTTAGGGTCGCGCGCGGCCAGTGACGGTAAGTTGCCAACCACGCCCTGAAATCGCAAGGTGAAAACAGTTAAACTGGATTCATCCTTGAAACTCGGGGCGAACATCGGCTGCGGTCCCGGCATAACCGGTTCCCATACGTAATCACTCGGCCGGTCGACAAATATGTGATTCCCAGTTGCTGCAGACAACAGTTTGCCAAACTGGGATGGCTGATCACACATTTTCGGTATCCGCGGACTCACGGGGATAGATATCAACCCGGTCCTGTCCTTCCCTGCTAATGCCCACAAATGGCGATAAAGCGCCATCGCTAGCCCTGGATCTCGACTATTCCCCCTTGTCCTAGGGGGGGCACGCAAGTACGCTATCAAGGGTCTCAACCCCTTCCCGAGCTGTTGAGGCTTCAACAACTTACTCAGGTCTAGAAAGTAGTACTCTCCGTGCTCAAGGACTGATGCTATCTGTAATCCTTGCACAACCTTGGGCCAGATCCGTTGACTCCTTGGTGATTCTAATTCCAGAACGAAGACAATCACGTACAGGCGTTTAAGCCTACACAAGTTCGCCGCGAGCTGATTTTTCTCACCATACAACGTCTTGACCATCCTTTCAGGTGTGCAATAAATAGTTAACAACCTCCCTGTATGAGTCCCACTCGCATAATAAACATCCCTCATATATGCTGAGTGAACCTCCTTAGTCATATAGCTGTA